TGTAAACCATGAGTTTTCTTGTGTGTGATCTTTCATTGATTTCTCCTTGTAATTCTAAGTGATCCACGTTTGTCTCGTTTTACCGAGATCTGGTCGTTGTAAACTTCTCGTTCGTTATCACCGACCATTTTTTTAAGGTCCTTCTTTGCGTTTTCAAAGACCTTATTCTTTTCGTAGTATTGTACATAGGTAACTGCGGCATCGCAAAATTGGTTGTCTGTGCTTGCATCGCGTATGACCATGTCGTCAACCTTGATATGGTTCGTGTCGATCTTCGGTGTGTCAACACCAATCGGCTCTTCATCGCGTAGCACGTAACCCCAGAAATCTGACACCACCGCCCACATTGAATTGAAATAGTCTTCATTGTATGAAACAAATGCTGACTCCCATTTACTGTTTCCAAAAATTACTGACAACCATATGCCCTGCGAACCTGATAGTTTGCAGTATAATTGTAACTGAGGCATGTAATACTTAATCATATCATCCATACTATTGAATGGATTAGTATGCTTTGCCTCTACTGGATTGACACCATTTGACATTGCATCGATTGTACCCTTAACAGGAACAACACCAATCTCTCTTTCAAAAGTAAATTGAAAACCATCAAGATCTGAATTGTTGTTTCTTGCAAACCAATTTAGATTGAATTGTTCAGTTTGTATGCCAAGTTGTACAGCAATATTATTAGACAAATCTTCTGGCTCAGAACGTCCAGTCTTGATCTGCCATAGTTCCAACCAGTGGCCCTGCATAATTTTTACACAATCAGAGCCACCGATAAAGCCCTTTCTCTCCATTATTTTTCTCCATTATTATAAGGTCTTACATACTGCGTTTGTGCAGCAGGGTCAAGATATTTTTTGAAATCATCTTCAGTAATATCTGTCATTTCAAGCAACTCTTTTTTGAGTTTACCTTCGAGCCAGTAATGACCAACACCTTCTCCATTTTTTATTCTGTTAGCCATTACTTTATGTGTGTCTAGTTTCCATCCAGACTTTTTATACTCAGCAGCAATAATTGGTGAAGAAGAAGCGCGTCTTACATGTGCATCCCAAGATGTACTTTTACCAGAAACCTTTTTGAATTCTCCCATTATGTTACTCGCCAATACACAGCATAACGCTTGCCGTTTTCATCTTGTTTCATTTCTTTTTCAATGGTCATGCCGCTATCTTTTAAATTTTTAATTCGTGCGGCTAATCTAAAACATCCAAAAGAAATTAATGCTTCCATTGGATTAATAGTTTTACCAGATTCAAGATGAGCTTTGATCGCTTTGTTCTGTGATTCCATTTTGTTTCTCCATTAACTGTTGGAATATTTCACCAGACATAATTACTAAAGTTTGCGGAGTTCCTCTCCGTCTTTTATAGAAGGCTATGTCTCGACCTTCTAACACTTTAAATGGGCTTGGAAAGTTTGATACATCTCTATATTTTACTTCTGCTACCAATTCTTTGCCTTTGATTTCGATTTTGAGATCGCCCGAATATTCTCCCCCCAAGCTTCCTGAGAGGGGTTGTCTTTTGGCTTTGATCCCGATTTCCGTGAGCCATTTGACAAACCATTTTTCATGGTAAGTTCCCTTAGTTTTGTTTCGATTAGCCATGGTTCATCCTCGTAACAGTGCAAACAAATAAACCAATGCTTTTGCATTGTCTCTTCATGCTTGCCTTTGAGTATTGCAACATACCAGTATGTTTTATCTCCACATAACTTGCACGTTGCAGGTTTACCTTTTAATCGCTTCGATGTCATACTCGAGAGCCTCCAACCAACACATCAACATAAACCCAGAAGGCATACGTTTGAACTGTTCCCACTTGTGAATCAATGACTCTGTGCAACCGATCTTACGTGCTAAGACTTCTTGGCTTAATCCCCTTTCGTGCCGAGCGTCTATTAACATTTTGACCAGAACTTCGTAGTTGTTCGGTACGCTTGGCCGATTCGTCTCTTTTGTATTGCTCATCTATCGCATCTAAAACAGAACATGCAGTTTCATATCGCATTTCTGTTGTTCCATTGATTGTTCGATAATATGTAGATGTTGGCAGACCTGCGTATTTAAAAGCAGTGAATAAATCGACACCCTTTTTTTTGGCCTGATCTCTAACTGTATTTAGATATGTTTTCATACTGCATATATGGAGCATTACAGAAGTGTATGTCAAGGGTGGTATTGAGGTCGAACCACCCTTAACAATTTTATTATTCTCCTTTCTCTATGTTCTGTCCAGAGCCAATACACTTTGAACACTCGATTTCTTTTACATCAAGAACACCAACGTCTCGACCGAATCCATGAGGTGTTGCTACCTCAACTTGAATACGACCTGTTCCATCACATTCCTCACAAAACAAATCAATAAACGGTACGTTTGATATAGTAAAATCAGCTTCATCCAGAGGTTCCCAGAAAACTTTTCTGAAAATGTCATTCAACATGTGATCCATTGCATTAATATGGGATGTGGTCATTGATTTGCTCCGTTCTACATTCTTGATAGTTTTCTTCCCATGCTTGAGTAGCTCTGGTAACAAACTTATCTCTATCAAGTTTGGGATTCTTAGCTTTAAGTTTATCAGCAAGCTCTTCAATGTGAGTAGGCCAATGCATCATTGGCGCTATCTCATCAGCAATAAATTCAAAGTCTCGTCTAGTCCAACGTGTCATTAGTCCATCCTTGTAATAAAATGATCATCTTCTTCTGGTCGAGGCAATGCAATGATTGCATACGGAAAGAAGTAAACTGTTCCTGATGGTGTGTCATATGAAGCGACATGTTCCATGTCTTCATCTTCTTCATAGTCTGATACCAATGTTGTACCATTAAGTTTTGAGTTAAACTTATATAGTTTGCCAAAGCCATACTGTTCAGTCATGTACTCAACTAGATCGCATTGCTTGTGTTCATCATCTGGTTGAGCGCAGAAGTCTCTTACCCAATAGGGCAAGAAACCTAATGACTGCACAATATGATCAGCCGGTGCATCAATATTAGGATTGAGTTTAAGCATTGTTAGTTTCCTCTTCTAATTCTTTTATTTTTTGTTCAAGGTCTTCATTCTCTTTTTGCATTTCAATCATTTCAACTAGCTTTTCATTTGCAGCTATTAATGTTTTGATCATAGTATCGGCTGCTTTTTTATTCAGTGGAAAAGGAACTTGAGTAATTAACTTTAATTCACCTTTCTTTTTTAATTGATCAACTAACACTGCATAATCATATGCTAATTGATTTATCTTCCAAAGCTGTTTAGAAGTTGCGTAAATATCTACTACCATTGTTTTCTCCTTTATTGGTAAGATGATAATAACTGCATATATGCAGCAAGTCAAGTAGGCTGTGGCCGCCAGTCACGCAGTGCCTGGCAACAGCCGTAGTTCTTCACCCGATAAGCGAGCGAAGCGAGCGCGAAATTTTTGGGAGACCTTGCGGCCTCCCTCAATTTCTTAAGCTTTCTTCTTAGCCTTTGGCTCGTCATTATCAGCAAGCAAAGCGTCCATCTCGCTAAACATTGCTTTGACATCCTCTGGAACTTCTGCATCTGGCTGATCGCTTACTGTGGTAAACGTTGCACCAGTAAGCTCCTTGTACGCTGCCTGTGCTGCGGCAAGCTCTGACTGCATAACAGTCAAGGCGAACTTCTCAGCCTTGTATTTAGCGATAGATGATTGAAGCTTGTTAGTGCTGATTTCATCGCCTGAGTAGGATGCGCGGTATCTGTTCATCCAAGTCTTAGCAGTTGCCTCTTGGTCTGCTTGTCTTGGAAGCCAGAACTCTAGGTCTTGAATCTCTCGCTCTAGTTTACGCTTCGCATGAAAATAGAGCGTGTCGACAACTTGCCATCCGTCCTGCTTCGCAAAGCGATCTAGATTGTTGTTAGTAACAAATAGTTCTGTAGTATGTGTGTAGGTATCTACAATAGCTTTTATAACTTGTGACATGTATCTTCTCCTATATCTATATATGTCATTTCTTTCATTTGAACCTGCCGAGGGAGTGGCAGGACAGGGGCGTACAGAAGCATCGAGCAAGAGCCATATGCGCGGCAAGGCTGCGCCAAGTAAACTGCAATAGCAATAAACCATGGCGGTGACCATCAAGAACAATTACGGAAGGTTCATGCAAAGCCGAGCGTTATGGCGCTCGGAACACTACACAGTATGAAAGCCGTCATTGTACTTGTTGGACACTTGCCGTTGCTTCACAACGCCAATGACCTGCTACTCCCGAACAGGTCAAATCCCTCTCATAACTCGTCGAGCGACAGCGAGACTCTATATCTCTTATCTCTTCTCTTGCGATAGCCGAGCGAAGCGAGGGAACGATCGAAGCCCGAAGGGTCAAGACCTGCAAGGGCTTGGTTCACGAGAGCGCGGTAATCGCCCAAACCTGTCAACCCATAGGACACTACGTCACTTTCATAGTTACCCAACGTCACATCTTGACACACGGAAATCAAACAAGGCATCAATGGGGGGAGAGAGGGAGAGGGGGGCTAGCAATGGTATCAATGGATAGAAAGGATGCTACAGATGAACCTTGTGAATGATCGAAAGTTGACAGTGAAACAGACTGCTTTAGTAGACACTATCGTAGCAAATGGATGTAGCATCACGGAAGCAGCCACACAAGCTGGGTATGCAAAAGGCGAGAGCGGAAGAGTAAGTGCGTCCAAGGCGTTAAAGCTCCCACATGTGCAGCAGTATATGATGCAAAGGATGGGAGAGGAGTTTGGACTCAGTGCTACGGTAGCCGCAGGACAGTTACGCAGACTGGTGACTGGTGCTAAGAGCGAATACGTACAGCTTGAGGCTGCGAAAGATTTACTTGACCGTGCAGGATATAAACCAGTAGATCGTTCTCAGGTACAAGTTGCAGGAGATATACGAGTCAACATTGACTTGTCATAGTAGGGGGTGGGTCAAAAACTGCAAAGCTACAGTGGCAAGTAGTCCTTCACTAGCATTTTTCTTCAAAAAGGTTTATAACAACTTTAAAAAATATTTTTACTGAGAAAGGCTCGAACTATGAAAAAGAAGAAGAACAAGAGTTTGTTAACTCAGAAACAGAAGACATTACCTCTTTCTTTGCAGAAAAAGATTATACAAGCAAAGGCTAAAAGTAATTCATGAGGAAGATACACAAGAGTCCGTCTGGTGGTTTGACTGAAGCAGGTCGAAAGTATTTTAAACGTAAAGAGGGGGCTAATCTTAAGAAACCTGTTCCTAGAGGTACAAATCCAAGACGAGTTTCTTTTGCTGCTAGGTTTGGTGGTATGGCAGGACCGGAAAGAAATGAAGACGGAGAACCTACTAGATTAGGGTTGGCATTAAAAAAGTGGGGATTTCGTTCTAAGGAATCTGCCCGAAGGTTTGCAGCGAGGCATAAGAAAACATGAGTACAGTAA